GTCGTCGTTCACAACAATCGTCGGATCGATCGCCAACGGCACAGCATAGCCACCAGCAGCGTCAGTCAGCGACATGGCACGCATCAGGAACTCAGAGCCGGGACCGTTAGTCATCCCGGTACGAGCAAACGTAGCCAGGGTAGAATTGAACGCCCGGGAATACTCCGGATTAGACACAGCCACAACGTGACGAAGCCCCTTAGCGTTAAACGAAGCGATAGCGTCGTCGTCAGCTATAGACTCCAACCAGCGAGTTGTCTTTTCCCGCTGCTCGTCAGTGAGTCGAGAAGCCCTCTCTACAGAGTCGATAGCACGAGACCGCAACTCTCCGACAGCACCACTGTCGTTACCGATAGTACGCAGCTCGTCATAATCCCACGGTGCCTTGTCACGATGCACAACCGGTGCAGCCGGCATGGCAGTTTCGACATTGGCCGGGTCAAGCGCCGCGGTGCGGATCTCTTCCATCTTCGCTGCTCGAGCTTCGATGCCTACACGCTTCTCGTTCAAGTCGTCGAATTCGTTAGACAGCTCATCGAACCGGGCCTCATCCTCAGGTGTAAGTTCGTCCTGGCCATGCAGGTCGTTAAGTGCGGAACGGATCTCTTCGAGTCGTTCCAGGATCTCGTTAAGCATTTTTGATGCCTTTCATCTTGAGATTGATTTCCCGCAATTTGCGGGCGATGTCTTGCTTACTCAACGAGGTACCCGATACGGGTGGCGTCGTCGTGTCGTGTGAGGTACCCGGCTGGGTGGCGTCACGAAACTTCAGATAGGCTTCACGGGCCCGCACACCGGCTGTGGTCGCTTCGTATGCGGGGAACGTGACCGGCCCAAACTCGTACAATCGGAACTCCTTAATGGTGCGTTCCGGCAGCCCTTTGGGGTTGATGTCTGACGGGTCAGGTTCGTCGTTCCACTCGTCTCGGATGATGGAGAACCGGAACGACATCCCGTCAACAGCCCCGACTGATAGCAGTTCCCGTATGTCTTTGTTGTAGGACGTGTCCGCTAGCGGCGTTTCGGTCCATAACCCGAAGTCGCGGGGTTCCATCACTGCCGGTTTACCCAACGGCTTGTCACCAATCGACGGATCAAATCCGTGGTTGAATAACACTTTTACCTTGTTGCCCCGTTCGGCCAACGTTTTGTCGGCTGCGGTCGGTGCGACCCGTTCGAGGAAGTTGCCTTCCCACCCGGCGATTTCGGTCCATTGATCCCAGACGATTGGGTAGCCGACGAGCGTGTTCCCGTCGTCGGCGGCACGCATCTCGACCGGTTCGGTGGTCATGCGTATCAGGTCTTCACGGTGGGCATCCATCTACATAACTCCATCTAGTCGGGTTGCGGTGCAGGGTTCTCTGTGCCGGGTGGTTGTAGCTGGACGCTAACCAAACCGGTATGTTGCAAGATCGAGTAGTCACCGTTCATCACAGCATCAACAACAGTATCGGGGTCGTAGCCGGCCCGTATCAACGACTCCATCGTCGACGCGTTCGTTTTCCGAATCTCGGCTTCGTCTTTGGCGTCTTGTTGCAAGAACGGAATATCCCGATCGTCATACCACAACTGCGCCCCAGCCGGCGGCGGCACAATCGTTTCCAACACGCCAGCAATCTTCCGCCACTGTGGACGCACCGTCAAATCACCAAACCGGCGCATAGCCTGCGAATAATTCGAATACGTGGCAGCCTGAATACCCTGCAAGAACCCGACAACGACCGGAGGGACACCCGCCGCTGCCGCTAACCGAGTCTCGCCAGCAGACTGAACCTCACCAAACGTGATCTCCTGGAACGTATGCCCCATCGCCTCCACATCAGCGCCGCCCTCGACCAGAATCGTCTTATAAGCGTTCTCAACACCTTCATGGCGAGCAGCAAGCTGATCCAACAGCCGCTGCCGAACCTCCGGCTCCAACTGCTTCTCAATCTTTAGTTTCAGGTTCGGTGTCGCCGCGTTCTTGAAGAACTTGTCTTTGTATTTCGACATACCCGAATCGGCGTCAACCTCACGGGCCACTGGCGTGATCCACGACATGCCACAGAAATGCTTCGACGGATCTGGAAGCTCTATGAAGTGAGCGACCTCGTCGGGTGTCGCAATGATTGGATTCCCGGACACCCGCCCGTTCGGCCAATGAGCGAACCCGATGACCCGCTTCAACCCTTGCCCGTCGACACCGAGAATGATGTCGGTCCAGTCGGGACGCCACCGCACCAACCGGCCCTCGCCTCGATAGATGTAGGCGTTACCGGCCAGCGACTTATCGACCTCGATCACCGCTACAAGGTCGCCAGTTGTACCGGTCGGCCACGGATGCTCCAACGGACGTAACCGGTCGTTGCCGTAGAGTTTCTTATCGCCATAGTTGCGCCACTTGAACGACACCTCGGACAATGCCCACACCCGGATAGCGATAAGCGAATACACAGGGCCAGAACCCTTCAATCCCTCATTCACATACGTAATGAAATCCGTCAGGGACGATTCCGAATCGCCAGCAAATATTTGGGCCAACTGTGTGACACTAACAGCACGCGCCTCGGGGCCGCTCGCCGGGATAAACTTATCAATGAGCCTCACGAGCGTTTCCCATCGTCATATAGCAACCCTGCCAACGTCAATACCACACCCGCCGCCACGACAGCCAACGGCGGGGACCACAACCCGACGCCGACGAGGAACATACCCAGACCGACAAATACAGCAGCGAACCTCATATAATCTCCACATTCACATCGACCGTTGTATCTCGCCGCCACGTCGCCCGGTCATACGCCATTACCGCAGTCACCGCCGCATCAATCTTCCGATTCGGGTGATCCTTCCGCAACACATATCGAGCGCCAGACAACTCCTTCACCTTCGAGTTAGCGACGTGACGAATCAGCGTCGGACTACCGTCATGTGTCAACAAACCACCCGTACAGGCGTCATAGAACTTTGCTGTCGCCGGCACCATCCGTGTATGCGACTGCGGATACTCCAACACCCGATCGTCGCCATACCGATCAATCCATTCGTCCATATACAACAACCAACGTGCCGGGTCACACACCAACTCGAGTACATCGAAACGGCGGAACATGTCATCCACTCGTGCGTCGACTTCGTTGCGGGGAACCTTCCAATCCCGCACAGTTTCGGGTCGTTCCCACACGCCGACCTCGAACACGTGCCCATCAAGTGTGCAACCAAACAACGTAGTTGAGTCGCCGTTGTAGGAACCGTCGAACGCCGCCACAATCGGGGTACGATCCGGCACCTCAACAGTGGCGTCGGCCAGCCCCTCGAACACTCCAGCCGGTAGCCACGTCTCACCGGACGTAGCCCACTGATTCAAGTGATACCGTCGATACTCGTGCTCCGGTATCCGATCGACCTCGAACCGTTTCACGATCCGTTCGACATCTTGGAACGCTGCCGGGTTCGCCTGCCTCGTCCCGTGCCTCAACTCGTCCGGATCAGACAAATCAAGAGACTCATCACCCTCGTACCAAACCATCAGGAACGAAGGATCATCGATCTCGCCGGTAGCGGTCTTACATCCGTAGTCATACAAGTTACGTAACAACTCAGACGTATCCGGATCTCCCGCTGTAGTGATGTTCACCTCAAGCCCCGACTGGCGTTTAGCCAACGAGTTGCCGACCACCAAATGAACACGTGCCTTACGGCCCACCCACTCATGCAATTCGTCAGCGACGAAACACGTCGGTAACGTACCGTCCTGAGTCCCCGCCTCCGCAGCGATCCGATACACCTTCCCAGGCCGATCCTTCAGCCGGAGCTCCTTCTCGAAACTGTCAAAGAAAGGCCCCAACGGTCCCTGCTCAATCATCACCTTCGCGGCACCGAAACACAACCCGGCCTGGTCATATGACGCTGCACCCAACGGCACGTTCGGGGACGACGGCAACCGGCCACGCTCACCCTCCAACACGCCCGGCCACGGCATCACCGGCCCCGCAGTCTCCGCAATCGCCAACGCCGCCGCATACTCAGTCTTAGCGTTCCCCTTCGCAATCCCAATCAACGCCCGCCGAGTCACCCGCTCCATACTCGCCGGGTCAACCCGATACAACCTAAGCACCACATCCTCAAACCACGGATCCGGATCAAACGGTTCCCCGAACCGGTCACCCTCAGCATGAACAAGGTTCTCCCTCATCCACTCCAACACACCAGGCCCATACGACGGAAACTTCCTAGATTTCGACAACCACCGGGGCCGCACCACCGTCTGTGTTTTCGTCACGATGATGATCCTCCTGCCACGAACGGTTCATATCCTCCAACGTCTTAGACGCCTCCAGCAACTTCACACCCATCGACTGTCTCGACCTCGGATGTAACCCGAACCGATCCTCCAACTGGCGGATCTCAGCGTCATACCTCGACATCGCTTTAGCAGCAGGATGCTCAACAACCTGACCCATCGACCCGGTAACCCACGGCGACTTCTGCACTGTCCGATACGCCCGCTCACGCAAATCCAACAAAGACGCCAACCGACGCACCGCCGGCAAATCAACCCCATCATGCGACGCCGCCACAAAATCAGACGACCAAAACGCCACCCACCAATCCTTCGTAGACTTCAACCACGCCTTGGCCGGCGGCGGCACCTCGAGCGCCCGATGAGCCCGCATATCAACAACCTTGGGCCTGTTACGCCGCTGCGGGTCAAGCTTACGTTTCTGCGGCATGAATCCAGCCCCTGAAGTGAAAACGTCGCCCCGAACCGTACAGA